ACTACACATATATAATATAATAAAACTTTTCTAACTAAGAAACAATAATTTGTACTTTGCAGAGTTTACAGCATCCTTAACCATATCTAATTGGTTAACAATCTCTGTATGAGGCATAACTGCTTGAAGCTCATCTGTTTTCATTGCCATATATCTTAAATACTCAACAGCTCCATCAACAGATGTTAAAATTACAGGAGCTTCTTCAGGATAGTCTAATATAACTTCACATGCTCCTTGATATCCCTCAGCAATGCTATCTGCTAAATCCGGCAATGCATCATATATATTATTCAAAGCTTTATGCTGAGCATATGATCCAACCCCTGTTACTTGCAAATGTAACTTATGAAAACTTGTTGAAGCATTCATTAAACACTGAACATAAGAACCAGTCATCATATCCACTTTCTGCATATCAGCAGATCTCTCCATAGTAGACTCAATAGCAGGTTTACCATCAGGTCTCTTTAACATTGGTTTAGCAGGCTGTCTTTTAAGTTGTCGTTCCATTAGTTATTCCTTTCTGCTGATTGTTGCTCTCTAGTATATTGACTAAAGTTTTCTATATCACCGGCAAGTATTGATGCAGCTTCATCAAGAATTACTTCTACTATATCATCTTTGAATTCACATTCTACTTCCTCTACAGATGTTTCACCTGTATATGGATTAGTGCAATCTAATATTTGAATATATGTAGGCCTTCTATAATATGTTAGAACTGGATCCACTAAATTAAAATCTGCATTCTTGTAGATTCTAACTGTATTATTAAGCATTGTTGCTAGTGTTTCACTCCAATCAAAGTCAGGTCTTTTTAATGGATCCCTCTGGTATAGATCAATATTCTCTTCTCTTACAAGATAAACAGTCATTGATCTTTTATCAGGACAGCAACTACTGGTAGCATCTACACTAATTCTTTTATACTCCATGTAATCATCTACCGGAAAATTACTAGATTCAAAAAATTCATCATTAGATGCACCAGTAAGAGGAGTCTCTGTAAGAAGGACTTGTAGATCATCTATTCTTCTTTTAGAATACTCATCTGCTTCCTTATATAAATTGTTACCGTGTAGTTGTCTTCTAACCCACTCAGTCTGTGCCTTATTAAAAGCTTCAATAAACTGCCAACACTCTATATTATCAAAGTCTTGGCTATCTAGTTTATTAAGTCTTTCTTTAAGTTTTATCTGAAGGGTTGAATTTAACATAACTAACTATTTAATTATTCCAATATGGTTCTACATCTTCTAACAGTGCTAAAAGTGTTTCTTCATTCTCTGGGTTTTTTAAATATGCAAGAACTTCACTTGGAGTCTTACCCATTCTCTCAGCAGTATTTAAAGGCTCAATCCATCCACTAGATTTAGTCATAATAAACCTATAGAATAATGCATCTTTAATTAATGCTCTAATCTTAAGATCTTCCATTGAAGAACCAGCTGCGTCAATAAATGATGTTGCTGATCTTTTCTTATTGCTTTCAGATCCATCTCCATTGATGTACATATCCATATTTTCATATAAAACATCATTAGGAGTAGTCTTAGTATACTGAGCACTATCTATGTCAACAATCTTAGCAACATACATAAGTTTAGTTACATCAGTATCATATAGCTTCTGCAGCTCTACTAATGCTCTATTACGTAACTTGCTATATTCTGTTCTCGTACTAATAGACTCTTCTGCAGTATCTAAATAAAACTTAGGTGAATTAGGGTCAGCTTTAGCATCTTTCAATGACTTAGCAACAATAGAAAAACCACCAGCCTTAATTGCATATAATTTAATCAAGTCATATGGATCAACAGCAGGATCTAAGAATACTGGCTCATTACCACATCTTAAACTTATCTTAGACCAAAAATCATCATTATCAGGTCTCATTAAAGTAAGTTTATTCCAAAAGTCTTTATCTTCTGGATCAACTACATTAGCAGCTAGTTCTGCTTCTAATTGTGATACAACAGCTCTAATCTCTTTAATTTTTTCTTTCTTCTCTGCACCTTGTAATCTTTTTACATCTGGTGCAAACTCATTAAGACCTGTAACATATCTTTTAACACCGTTTAATTCTAAACATGCTAAAGACTCTTCATGCCATACACCATCGTGCAATGCCATTCCATAATTCTGCAATCCCATATTTTCCTTATTAGGATTTAAAAATGGTTTTACTGCTACTTGACTACCAACTTTTGTTAGTTGATACTTCTCTACAATTGTATAATCACTCATCTGATTGGTTTTAAAAAATTAATAATACGTGAACTCAAAAGTACATAATTATGTACATTATCATTAATATTTCTAAAGCCGGTTGCCCGGCTATAGTTATTTGAGTTTATCATGCGTCAACCACTGTTACTTTAGCATCTGCAGGTAAAAAGAAATCTACTCTTACTAAACCTTCAAAAGCAATGTTAGCTGATCCACCAGCTGTAATTGTTACATATAACCTTCTCTGAAAATCTAAGTCACTTCCAGGATTATCAGGATCATCTTTAGACCAATATAAAGAAGCTCTTGTTGTTGGAATATATGCGTTTGTTGGAGCAAGCGCATATACTTCAGCACCAGTAGCAAATGTACTTACCTGATTTAAATCATATCCCGATCCATTTGTTGTGTAACCTAAACTACCATCAATCTTTTCAGTAAGAAGTTTATCTAAAGAACTACCAGTCCAACTAACTCTTGCAACTTCTACTGTATATGCTGTAGGACCTATTCCTGTTGGTGCAGTACCAAAACCAAAAGTTATATAATAACCTTTCATATCAGTTTCTGGCGTAACAGGATCAGTATATAAAGTTCCATCAGCAGTTTCATGAAAATGAAATGTAGGTGGTGTACTTGTACCACTAGTTAAATCATAATAGGAAACAACACCTTTGAAAACTTCATCAGCTTGCTCTCCCAAATTATTAACATCTGCTAATCTAGCTAACTGAGCTTGATCAAGATTACCTTTAATAGCTTGAGCTTTTAACTCAGCATTAGTATTAGCAGGTTTAATTTTATTTATATAACTTTTATGTGACATGATATATGATTAGGAAATAACAACTCTTAATGCTCCAGCATTGTGATAAATATCACCTTTGACTAATCCTGCAGCTTTAGCAGCAGTATCATCTGCATGATTTCTATCAACAATTACTTTACCAGAAGCTTTTGAAGCAAGAAGAACAGATGCATCTGAATTTGTAAACTCTGTAACTTTATTTGACTTCTTGAAATTAAATATTGCCATAATTAAAGATTTAAGAAAAAAAGGGGGAGACTTGCTCCCCCCTTTTTCAAGTTAATAATTAGAATGATCCACCTGTAATTGGGTTTCTCATTACAATCTTAAGAACCTTGGTTGGGTCTTTAACCCAAACAGCTGGCATGGTTTGAGTCATATAAACTCTGTAACCATTAAACTGTCCAGTAGACGCAAATCCTTGAGTTCTTCCCATGTAGTCCATAGTACCATTTTGGTAGAACCACTTGAGTTGATTATCCCAATTGAGTTTCAATAGATAGATGTTGTCATTTCCTTCGTCAGTAACATCAAAGATGATAAAGCTGAATGAAGAAAGTGGACGGCCATCAATCAATGGATTCTCAATATCATTCGTATGTAAGTTATCAAACGCTGGATTCAATACAAACTTCACGTTAGCCAAGAATGGAATAGTAAAGCTAGTGTAAGCAAATCCAAAGTCAAGATCCATACCTTGTCCAGATACTGCTCCAATATCAGAAGCATTCTGTACAAGACCAGAACCGTAAACCTCATTAGCAATAGCTTTGTTGATCAACTGCATACCACCGATACCAGTTTGAACAATAAGCTTTCTTTGTGGGTCTGGACCTTTAAACTCAACTTTACCTTGGTAGAAGTTGTAAAGCTCAGACTTGAACATATCTAATGTGAATGAAGACTTGTTGTATACTCTCTTGAATGAGTTATCCAACTGAGACCAAAGACCTACAGAAAGTCTGATATCATCTGGTCCGTCTTGTCTAATTCTACCTCCTTTACCCCACATTAAGTAAGTCTCAATGTCATTGGCAATTTTAGAAAGATGAGCAGCTTCTAGGTTAGTAATGAAAGTTCTAGAAAGAGTTCCGTTTTCAAACGCATCTCTAGCACCTGCTTTACCCATACCAGCTACCAACTCTTCAATAGAAGATACAGAAGGATTGTTAGGATCTTGGTTAAAGTTTCTCCAGATCTCTGTTACAGGTACAGTACCATCAGCATTCATTCCCCCTTTGATCATAAGATCTGCACGAGAAGAAATAGAATAATGTACGTGAGCTTCTGCTCCTCCTACAAAGTTGTAGAATTCACGGAAACCAGAACCTGTCTCAATATCAGAGAATCTTTCACCATACTCACCTCTTGCAGAACCTTTTCTGAAATACTTAGTACCAGGACATAAGTAAGTATCAGCATCTAATCCTGCAGAGCTGTTGTTGTTAACTAATTGTACAGTGTAAATGAACCCGTCACCTGCAGGAAGAATATCATCAGCAGTAATGTAAAGTTCAAGACCGTTGTACTTGTCATAAGTAATGATGTCACCATGTCCAAAAGCACGCTTAGAGAGCTTAATTTGGAAAGTAGTACCATCAACACCTTTTGTACCTGCGCCAGCAATGTTTGCCACAACAAATGGAAGATCTTGAGCAATTGGAGTTTGCCACTTATACTCACCACGAGCATTGTCAACCATAATTGTGTTCTGACCACCAAAGGAAGCCATTTGATAAAGGGGCATTTCAACCTTTTGGGTCATTGCCCACAGATCCACAGGACCCATGTCCATTGGTTCTGCATTACCTAACATTGCAGTTAGGTGATAGGAATCAACATGAGAGCTCGCTTTATATTGCGTATCTCTCAAGAATATCCCATTATTTAAAACCGGAGTTGCCATAATTGATAAAAATTAAAAAAATTAAAAAAATAAAAAAATAAAAAAAATTAAAATCGTTTAAAAATATTTTGTTTTCTAGGTAGCTTTCTTCTGCTACTTGTCTCACTTGATTCAGTTGCTCTCTCACCAGAAGTCTTTACAGATTGTTCAGTCTTCAATTTTCTAACTGTTTTTTCAACAGCTGCTTGAGAACCCTTCTCCATAAGCTTAGCTTTGTATCCACCAGGATCTTGCAGTAACCATAATGCTTCAGAAATAAGTTGATAGTTAGGTTCTACAAATTGATACTTCTCAAGTAAGTGTCCTAATAAATTTGTATTGCTGCCATTAATTGAAGGATATGCAGGTTGAACTAATCCATTAAATAACATTGATTGTGTTCTCTTGTCAATTTTAATATCTCCAACAGAACCTTCTTTTAATGCTGCGTATACATTATTCATGTATTGCTTAGAAGCATTTTCCTTCTGAATTTTTTTAGCTTCTTGCTGCTTAAGTTTTTCTTGAACAATCTTTTCTTGCATCTTGTCTAACTTTGGTTTAAACTTCTTAGCTTGTTGTTCAAGCTTACCAAGATCTTTCCAAGTCTCAATCTCTTCTTGAACCTCTTCAGGTGTACCATAACCAGTAGCACCAAGATATTCTCTAATGATAGCTTCTTGACCACCTTTAGATGATGGATCATATGATCTTGTTTCTTCTACTGCAGCTAGTGTACTAAATAAACCTCTCATATCAGTACCTCCATCAGCTACATACTTAGCAGCTACTTGAAGTTCTCTAGGAAGACTTTCAAAAAATTGACGTGGAGTTTCTCTACGTACAGCATTTGCTTTTTCATCTAAGTTAGCTTGAATAAGTTCTTGCCAATCTTTAGCAGAATAATCTTCAAGTGCTTTATCATCATCAAAAGGAATGATCTTATCATCCTTAATTAACTTGTGAAATACATCAGTAATACCTGAAATCCTTTTTCTACCTCTTGTTTCTGTAGTTTCTTCTGCATCAATGTTATCTAAAAGATCAGATGCTTCTGTTGTAGTTGTCGTAACTTCTTCTTTTGTTTCCTCAGAAACTTCTTCAGTAGGTTCTTCTACTACAGGTTCATCAGTTTCTACAACTGGCTCAGATTCTTCTGGCTCAGTAAATGACATATCTACTTCAGGCTTAACAGGACCAAAAATATTTGGGCGAGATGGCTTATCATCAGTTACCATATCAGCACCTGTTGGAGCAGCTCCAAATATTTCATCAATGTTTACATCAACTGTTTCTACCTTAGTATTCACGTTGCTTTCGTTATTACTCATAATTTATTGGTTTTAATACATTAATAATATAATCAAAATATTCTAATAAACTTAAAATATTTGACCAGAAAACTTTAATTTCTGCAGCATATAGCTATAGATAAAATCTTTTTATTCTTTAGGTTCTTGAGCATCAGAATCTTTTGAATCCATCATGTCATACTTATTCTTATTAGTACGTGCAATCTGCAAATTCTTATTAGCTACATCCCTTTGTGTAATTAACTTCTCACGTTCTATTTGCATTCTTTGATTAGCTATGTTTTTATCAGAAGAAATCTTTTCTTTCTTAACATCCATTTGTGCTTGATACTGTTCTGTTTGTTTAAGATCTCTTACAGCATCTCTGTAATCACTCATCTGATTTTGATCAATATCTTGCATTGCACCATAACCTGCAGATTTAATCTCAGCAACCAAAAGATCTTTTTGACGTTCTTTATCATTTTGATCAGCTTCAAACTCAAGCTTCATTTTCTCTTCTTCAGCTTTAGCTTGCAACTGTTGTTGTTGCATTTGCTGTTGTTGTTGCATTTCTTGCTGACGCATTGTAAGTTGTTTTGCTTCAGCATCCTTGAGAATATCAGTTACTTCAGCAACTGAGTCGGCTTTTACAATGTTACCAAGATCATAGATGCTCGCACCAGAAGTATTATTTGTAAGTGCTAATTGCTTTAACTGATCTAAGATTGCTCTATGATTAGTTTTTGTAGTAGCAAAAATATTAAAGTCTCTTAGTAAAAGATCTGTACCGTTAATAACAAAGTTAACTTTCTCAGCTTCTGTTGTTATATAGCTAAGTCTTAGACTAGGTTTTGTGCTTTGATAATATTGAGCTAAATCTGTACGCATCTGATGTACTCTAGGCATTAAGTGATCAGAATGTTGTACAAAATACATCTCTGTCTGTGCATATGATGCATTCATTGCTTGAGTAACCCCCGTTGCTGTTTGTTGTCCAATAGCACCCCCTAATCTTTGAGGATTAATTCCAATAGCATCAAAACACTGTTGCTTAAAATAATTAGCAAGTTGAATTCTAGACATCAATCTACCAGTCTGTTCCATATTAAGAACCTGATAGTGATTAAAGTTTGTAGCATTCTCTGTATTAGTAATAGAAGTATCCAATGGTAACATCTGGAAATCCTTCATTGCTACATATGCCTTAGCATAGTTATGCTTGCCCCAATCCTCACCCATAGAGTGACGTGGTAATGCATTCTGATCAAACATAATCACAGTACCAAGTTCATCTACTAAAATATCAGCTATTTGGTTATTAACCATATTATAACCTACCTGGTATGCTTTCATTAGATCAACTAAAGAAGTAGACTTAGTATTTCTATCAGAGAATACTCTTCCTTCTACAGGAAGTTTACATCCATAGATTGTGTGATTACCTTTAAATTGGAATGGAATTCTACCCGGCTTGTTTCTATCAATACCTAAATAAATAGGATTGACATTATCAGCCATATTAGATCTCCAAAATGCAGGTAAGTTTGGACCAATCTTAATACCACCCCATACTTCATTAATCCAAATCCAATCTATATGCTCACCTTCAAGTAAGTTATCTTTAGTTTTATTTTTAAATACTGATGTATCATATATAGGTTTCATTGTAACCTTATAGTTTTCATCAATAATTTCTTGAGTTATATCACCATCCTTGTTAATTGCAGTAAGGTGTCCAACTTTTCTTTGTGTTTTCCAGTAAGTAGTAGTAACTCTCATTAGAGTTCCTTCACCCCATTGATGAACATCTTCACTTTCATTTAAGATAGCACTAACAATATCACCACCTTTTGCAGGATCATCTGACCAATTACTCACAAACTTTCTATAAGCAAGTCCTGGCATCTGGGTATTCCACTCATGTGATCTAGATGAATCATAATACGCACCATCATTTTGATATCCATTAACTTGATATAATGCAGAACGTGCAGGATATATCTTCTCAAGTGATTCAAGTTGATCTTCATTCATCAAGTAACCATACTTGTCAATGATATCTGAAACAGTCATTAAATCAATCTTACCTACAAAGTTTGAATCTGATATATATCTTGTATCAGGAGACTTCTGATAAAATGTAAGCACAGGATTCCAAAGCTCTACATCATAATCATCATCTAACATTCTAAAGTGCCAGAACTCTCGGTCTGTAATAAGCATATCTTTAAATGCTCTTTCTTCAAGTTCTTGCATTTTAAACTTCTCATCATCAACATTCATTTGATGAGTAGCCCATTCCTCTACAAGACTTCTATAACTTTTAGAAAAGAAATCTTCAATCTCAGGTAGTGATTTAAGAGAATCTTTACCTAAGCTTTCTTTAACTTCTGGAGATGCAGGATCTGCCCCCATCTCAATCATCTTCTGAATTAACTTGCTTTCTGCATCAGCAAGAAGAGCTTGTTCTACTTGTATTCTTTTCTGCTCAAGCATCTCATTATAAGAAGTATCATCTACAGCTCTAAACTGAACTTTAGATATTCTCTTAGAAAACTCACCACTTAATACATTGATTACATTTGGAATAATAGGATAAAACTTTAACTCTAATGCAGAGTTATCTTCTTTAGTGAGTACATCCATAAGATCTTTGTACTCATTATCCTCTTCAATAATATAATCGGTTTTATCAATAATACCTTTTGCTAGCTTATAATTCTTAAGCAATCTTCTGGAATGCAGTCTTAAAAACTCTAGACCTTGTAGCTCTAACCAATCCAAGTTCCATGCTGACCAATCATCATCTTTTTTCTTGGTAGATAGAAATTGAATAGGTTGAGTTAAACTTGAGGTAGTTGGATACTTACCTTCTGATTTTGCACCTTTCTTTAACTGCAGAGCGTTAACTACTCTCATTATCTAAAATTTTTAAACCCTGATCTTCTAACTCCTTTAGTTCTCCTGGACTTTTGTTTACCCATATTACTAAACGGACTATACTTTAATTTATACAAATTTTCTGACTTTTGCAATGAATTATCTATATTAGATTCCTTTCTTTTGGCGTATCCTCTATTAGATTGCTGTATTTTTGCAAAAGCAACCAGTGCTGAAAATGCAACTAAACGGTCAACATTTAAACCTGGATAGTATGCTAACATTTCAGTAAGGAGCATTTTATCAGGGATTCTTGTTACCCCTTTAGTAGTAGATATAATGTTACCCTCTATATCTAATTCTTCATCTATATCCTCTCTAAGGAACTCAATAGCATAAGATATTAAATGACTCTTAAATAATGTACCAGTATTCTTCCAACCATACTCTTGAAATACAGATCTATTGGAACCAAGGTCCTTTAAGAATAATATCTGTTGCTTTGGTACAAGATACTTTTGTTTCTTTTTACTGATCATATACTGAATAAATAATGAAATGTTATTCTCCACTATTGTCCATGCATTATACCATTCTATAATCAGCTCTAGTTGCTCATGTGTTTTATTAATATCATCATACCTACCACACCATGCGGCAACTATTTTATCTTTTTCTATAAAATGCTCTAACCCATTCTCTGTTTCTCTAGTAACCTCCACCGGGTTCTTGTATACAAAGATGCTACATAATGAGTCTGATGTAGTTGTCTTACCTTCTGATACGGGGTCAATGGAAGCATAGTATGTACCAAACTCTGGATTCTTAGTGGGACGCTCCCATACTACTAAACACCCTGTTTTATCTACCATTTTCCTGTCTACAGGAAACTTAGATATTGGAAGTTTTTCTGTACGCTTAGCAATAATACCTTTCTCATCCCGTTCAAGTTTCAGATGCTCATATGCATATTCTTTTTCCTCTATTGCCTTTAACTGCTTAGATAATATTCCTTGAGGAAAAATAGATTCTTTTCTATATGCAAATGCTTCAGATATATTTGTTGGTTTCTGAGATATCCTTAACTGATACTGTTCTGGATTTAAAGATGTCTTCCAGTCTGCTCTTTCTTTCCTAATAGCTTCAAGAGCTTCTTTTACAAGAGAGTTACCATATTCATCAATATACGGAGGCATGGACCATTGCTCAGGAATAAATAATCCTGCCATACCAATAGTACCATCCTTATCCAATAAGTTAGTTTCTACAGTATATATATCATTAGCTGCAGGGTTTAATATCATATCTTTCAATGGATTACATTGATCTAAATCCCCCACTGATCCTGCGGCAATAAACATACCGGTGGTAACCATACCAGATATCATTGCAGGTCTTAAGTACTCATAGGTCTCAGACATCTTAGGTGCAATACCAGCCTCCTCATGAAAGAAGTAAGAACATGGACCACCAACTCCAGTTGTTGCACTCTTCTCAAAAGATGCACCTTGTATCTTAGATTTAAGGCCTCTGGATGTTTTACGATTATTTACCTTTACTTCAATCTTCTGCTCCCACAAAAGAACCTTCTCAGGATTACATGGTCTATACCATGCAGTATGCTCATTTAAGAATGTCTTATACTCATCAAGAAACTTCCATGAACCTTTATCATTGATATAATCTTTAAGAGAAGCCCCAATCTTACAGATGCTACCCTCCTCAAACCAATAAGTATTTATGATCTTACCCATATGAAAGTAAGAAGAAGCTATCTGACGTTTTTTAAGTATTGCAGAATGCTTATAGTGCAGTTCTGCAAGCAGCTCATACAAAGCCATATGGTATTGTGCATCTCTTACTTTAGCAAAACCAAACTTCTTTTCCTCTTTGTTAAAGATAGGTAGAAAGTTTAACCACATGTAATAGTCTCTAGTAAGATACCATGTAGTTCCTCTGTTATGATATATTACACCATCACGACATTTATTCTTTTCAGTTTCCCAATAAGTTATAAAGTCTTTAGATCTAAAAGGTTTATCACAATAAAAACCATACTCTTCAAAAAATCTAGCTTCTTTATTAAATATAGATGCAGTTTCATCAAAAGCATACTCCCCAGGCTCTTTGAACAAGGGGAGTAAAAAGTTTATAAAATCTTCACGAGTCTCAAACTCTGTGGTACGCCAGGTACCATTGTCATATGTGTGTATTGACTTATGCATTTATGATTGCAAACACATCTTCAGCATTTAGAAGAAAGTGTTCTTCACCATCATGTATCATAACTGTTGGTTTAGCATAGTCAGCATACTGAATAACCTGTCCTGGTTCAATAAGCTCTACAGTATTACCAACAGCTACCACAATAGCTTTACACTCTTTCTTCCCCGTTCCCTCTGGAATTAGTATTGATGTTCCCGCAAAGTACTTCTCTGCTTCCTTCTTCTTTACTAGAATCTTTCTTCCTACCGGTGTGATTTTCTGATTTTTCATTTTTAATTAATTTAATGTCATCCCAATATGGGAAAATATATTCGTTATTCATAATTATAATTGATCATATGCTAACCCCTGCCCACCTCTTACAGAACTTTCTTGCTCTTGTCTCATATCTGTAAATGCACCTTTATATGATGTTCTAATCTGCTCAAACTTTGCAGCAGCATTAACCAATGAGTTGATATTACCGTCTCTCCCGTGCTCTATTGAAGTTGTTTCCATGTACCTAGCCAATCTATCTAGCATGGACTTAATGCCCTTATATGCCCTGTATGTGGGTGTTTCATACATCTTCTGACATAACTCTAATGCTCTTGCAATAATAGGATCTTCTGTAGATTCTTCAAGTTGTACTTCTTCAATAATTATATCCTCTTTCTCATGTTCAGGTAAATTAAAAAAAGGATTTAAGTCTGGATTAGGACAACTCATATAAAATATATACTGATATATTGATAAATAAGTATCTGGATATTCATCCATAACTGCCTTAAGAAACTTTAATGTATAACAGTGTTCTGTTGGTACAACTTTACTATTCTGTATATCAAATAATCTAACTATCATCCTCTTAATAATTCTTTGAATTTACTATAATCCATGTTTACAATAAATGGTTCCATTACACCTACAACACTAACCATTGTATATTGATTGTTTTTAAAATAAGATACAATAGCATCTGACTTAAACGAAGCTATAGATGGTATATGATTAACTGATCCATCCATAGCCTCTTGTGGTAATTGTATAGTTACTTCTATATATCTCATTTGTTTTCTTTGAGCCAGTTTATTAAAGTCATTACCTCATCTTTAAGATACGGTAAATCATACATAACTACATCCTCTACTACAGGTTCACCATTTACATGCTCATTAATTGGGTATCCATTTGTATCAGTACCTAATTGTTTAAACTTTACATGTTGAATAGTTAACTTTCCTACCTTTAGTTTAGGGTTGTGCTTTTTAATAATATACGCATAAATACTGAGTTGTAAATTATAGTGTTTTAAATTACAATCGTCAAGGTGTTTAACAGGAGCAAACATCTTAGATGTTATACCTTCCCAGTTTGTAAATCCTTTCTCGCGTATTTCTTTGTTAGTCTTATAGTCATTAATGTTTATATGCCCATTCACCACTTCAACCAAATCTGCTTGACCACATAATCCCACAGACTTTAAATATACCATGTGCTCAGGGTAGACACCTTCATCAAGTTTCTGACTTGGTGCTATCTTAATACCATCATCATTAATAATTGGTTTGATGATAGGTATATCAACACCCTCACGTTGAATTGTTTCAAGACCAAGTACATCTGACTCACGTTGGTTATGATACCAGTTTCCTAGTTTAATAGCCCTTTGAGTTTCATTATCCCAAGCTTGCATGATTTCTTCTGGAGTCATGCCATACCACTTAGATCTTTTGTTCTTAGCAGACTTCTTAGCCTGACCTTCCCTATCAAACTTAGGTTTAAAGTTGCTAATAAATGATGTTACACTAGTCCAGTTTATACCCTCATCCTCTATGCTTTGATATATATGCCCATCTTCTTTGAATGTAATAGCCATTATTCTTCGTTTATAGAGTCAATTAATTTATCCTCCGTCTCCTCATTCATAACAGCTGTCCACTTACCTTTTGGGCAAGATGTTGACATTGATCTTGTTTTAAGTGCTAAGCTGCATCCACAATCAGAACAACACGGCTGTGTGCCCGGTGCTAAACATGATTTACCTTTATGATCAATTAGCTTACATGTTTTACAAATAGCATATCTATAAGCTGCTTCTGCTTCAATATGCTCCTGTTTAAATATTCTATTCTTAATTCCTTCAAGTATTTGAGAAGAACTTTTAAAGACATCAAGATATTTACTTAGATTTTTCATTTTTAAAATTTTTCTTTTCTTCTATATTCTCGTTTAAAGTCTTTAAAGCATTCTGCATATTATTAAGTTTCCCTCCAACATTTACACTTTTCTCATACCCCTTGTATGTAGTCTTCTTAATATTATCTAGGATATCCTGATTCTTTTGTATTGCTTTCTCTAGTTTATTCTTTCTAATATAAAACGTACCTAAACCATCAAGCAGTATCTTAGGATAGTCTAATGCAGACAAGCTCTTTCTTACTTTACCATAATAAAAGTTTATAAAATCATTTACAACATCTGGATGTACACCCACTTCTTCAGCAATATCAGCTTTAAACTTCTTGTAACTTTTCGGGTTCACTTCCTAATATTTTAAAATCTAAAAGTACCAACCCTGAAGTTTGAATATTTAAATCAGCATTAACAGAAATAGTCTTCTTGTCATCTACATTCTTAACTATTAAATTTTTCTTATATGCTTTTGTAACTGCATTCCTTGCAGACTGCGCGCTCTTAAACACATCTTCAGTCTCCATAAGCTTGCAAAACTTACTAAGGTTTATATCACCACACTTTGCTAATGCAGTTAAACATTCTAGATCTGAATTACTAATTTGTACTTGATTGAAGAAACAATAGGTAATTATCTGATACCGGATTGTATCAGATAACGAAACCTTTCTTTTCTCTTCTACTTTTTTTACTATTGCCATCTTATAAGCTTAATAACATTTCTACTAATCTAGGATCTGGATAGCAATCAGATTTACCACGACTAACATTTGTATGGGTGATTAATCCTTTTACTTTTCCATTATAAGCATCCTCATTCCATTCAAAGGCTTTATAAGCTCCGAACTTTTTAATCCATTGAACTAATCCGACTCTTGGATCTATATTATCACGTTCAGCAACAAACAAAATCCACTTCTTAGTTTCTTGAATTTGTTTTTCAGAGTAACGATGATATGTCTTATAACCTCTAAAAGGTTGATCTAACAAAGCAACTTGACTATCTGCCACCCTTCTACCTGTATAAGCCTTTTGATCTTTGAGATATCCCATTGAACATATCTCCAATCCGACTGTATGCTTGTTCATATACCCAGAACCACTACGACCTAGATGCCACGCTTGACCTCCGGTGGGGAAGCATTGCACCATCACCCCATCATGTTCATCATTACCAGTTGCACAGTCTCTACCACCTAGAACAAACTCTGTGGCTATACGACCTCTTGTGTCCCTGCCCCAGTAGTCAATTACCTTATATGGGTTTGGTCCACTGGCTGTGTGATGTAAACAGATGTAGTCATTCTTTACAGGGCCATCAATGTACTCACCCTTTGGCAAGTAATAACGATGGATCTTCTGACCGTAGCCTGTCTCAAAGAATTGATCTTGAATATCGCTGCTCTCATCAATAGCATCCTCTGAGTGTGCACTATTAAGTAGCATAGTCCAGGTCTCATTACCCACTACACCATCAACCTTTAGATCATTGGACATTTGGTAACGAACAACAGCTTTCTCAGTATTAGGACCGAATATACCATCAGTCTTAAGTCTGAGTAGCTTCTGGAGTTGTTTTACATCATCTCCTGTCGAACCTTTCCTAAGCAACTTCATTAGTCTCTCTTTAGAGTTCTCTTAGGTGTACCTTCAAATTCCTCTTCCCACTCTTGACCAGCTTCACTCTGAGGTTTCTCACCAGCACCATAAGCCTGAGCTAGAAACATCTGAGCCTGCACACGCTCTGCACGTTGCTTCTCAATATCAGTGAGTAGTTTCTCATACTCCAATTGCACCTCAAGATTCTTGATGCTTTCTTTATAAAACTTGGTGATCTCAGCACGCTTCTTCTTCATCTCCTCTGGGGACATAGTCTCAGGAGTTTCCACGTTTTCTTTTACTTCTGCCATTGTATTAGGTTTTTAAATTAACAATAGAAGTAAATATAAATAAAAAATATTTATTCTTTCAGGCTGTCAGATATTTTTTTCAACTCCGCACACTTTTCATACTCCTCCTGCTCCTCGAAATGTCTTATGATCTCAGATACTTGATCACGAGTAGGGTCATCCGGGTCATGCGCCAACACAGCAGTATAGTCTGTATCCACAGTAACGTTCATAAATTCCAACATAGTAATCTTACCAGTAAGCATAAGATAAGAATTATCAAAAGCAGAATACATTATATCCTCCCCCATCTCCATGAAATCATCAAAATCAAACTTATCCATAACTACCCTATACATCTAATATACCATTTTTTAAACACCCCCTTACACCACAAATAAAATTGTTACCCCCGGTATCATGAAACTTATGTGTGTGAGGTTTTAATGGGGTTATAATATTTTGCTCCCCAACTATTGCAAGGACGCGTGGTACCCCCCTGTCAAGTGAGGTGCTACTGTGCAACGCGCGCAGGCACAAAAAAAAATGTGCACGGGGGGAGGGTGTGTGTGTCCGTTGTGATGTGAGTGTGTACTATGTTATGTACTATCATCCAAGAGAAGTCTCTGTGTGAAAGACAGAGCAGGCAGGGAGGGCACGAGCCTTGTATATATATATGCGTGTGAATGTATCTATATAAAGCAGTTTATTCTGCTCCCTTGCTAATCATTGGTGTTCACTTATACACCACCGGGAATTTTCCCATTCATTACTTAAATGTTTTATTATGAGTGTATTCTTTTATTCTTTGCACGTCAACAAGAACACGGACAAGGTTACCGTGATTTGTACTGACAAAGCAGTTACTGACGCAGGTGTTGGTGTTACTGCAGGAGGCTTGAACTTTGCTATGGGTTCAGGGAGTGGTGTTCAATACGGTGTTCTTGCCTTTAGAGATACCGAAACTGGTAAGCCTGTGCAAGCCAGCACTTGGAGTGGTATGGAGACCCTCAAGAATTGGACACGTGGTCTTGAACTTGATAACCTCAAGATGGGTAGTAACAAGGTCATTGACCAGAAGACTGGAGAAGCCACATCTATGGTGTGGGTTGAGCCAGCATAACTCAATGGGGAGGTGCCTTCGGGTGCCTCTCCTTTTAAAAGACATTGGTGGTGATTGATCAACACAAGCGCAAAGGACTAACGCAAGAATTGTTCATAGTTGTATTAGTGGTCTAATCTTTGCATGACAATGATGCTGTCCCGGTGTTTAAACCTTGTCATTGTTACATGGGATAGGGGGCGCAAGCCCTCTGTCTTTTTATGCTAAACTGTTTCTCTATTAGCAAATCTGTTCTCTGTTAGCAGATAGTTCCGCTTATTCTGCTCCTCTGCTACAAAACGGTGGGTGTAAGTGCCTGACAACTAATTGTTTACGTGTGTTAGTGTTTATATGTTACCACATATTTCCACATATTACCCCTTTTATTAATCCTTTATTTTCTTAATCAACATAAGTATATACATAGCTATACCACTTATGTTATTCCTTAATCTATCCCTTATGAAATCAATAGTACATATACCTGAGAGTTGTAAGCTAGAGTTCTATACTGGCATTGTTAATGCTCTTATAAGTATTGAGCATCTTATAGATGAGTTCAAAGAGCAGAACCCGGATTACAGTGAGTGGAGTGACGCAGATGAAATCATGTATAGTCAACTTATTCAATCACAAGGAACACTAGGTGTTCTTGTACAACAAATAGAAAAAGTATCTTAAACCCTTAAACCCTTTTATCATGTCCGTAATAACTATTTATAAAAACGAAGCATTACAATATCTTGAAGCATTACAGCTGGCGCATCATCACTTAGAAGTTGAGTATGCTAACTATGCTGATCGTGCACCTGAGGATGCAACCTATATGACTGATGGTGCTATCCATCGTATGGAAGCTCTAAACAAGAGCGTCTATCTTGTAGAGAAACTTATTAAGCAGATTGAGTCTGAAGTATTCACCCGTAAATCTTAAAACTATGAGAAACTTATTAATTGATTTAACAGCAGCCTTCTTTGGCTTGTTCTTAATTATTCTAAACATAACATTACTTGTGGCATACACCTGTGGAAATACATTTCCTACTAGGTTTAGTATCCTCATGCTATCGTTAGCAGCAGTAGTGGCATTAGTTAATCGCATACTTGTTTGGACAAGGAAAGATTACTATATGTAAAACCGCCATATATGTCGTACTAACAATACCAGTATATAATACTAGTATTAACCGTAGTACATTAAGGCTAGGAAACAACTTGTTATTCATCCTTTAATTCTCTATACTATGCCTTCACTTAATATTAACCCTACAGAGACATTACTATATAACACTGCTCTTTATCATGCTATAGAGTATTTGGATAAAGAGTTAACCCGTTTGTCTAATAGCTACCCTCATATAGAGCTTATCAATAAGGAGGCAATGCGTGAATTAGACGAGATGAATTTAACTCTTAAATACCTTAAAGAACTTAGAGAGAAGTTTCCTATATCTTCTTAACTAATAACTATGGCACCCGGCTTTGTATACGTGAATGTAACATTGTTTAACTCGGGTGTCATAGTTTAATATAACTGTAGCATTGCATTAATTCTTTTCTTGGTCGTTCATGTTGTGCAATGTTACAGTTCCTTATAGACTGCAGTACCTTTTTTATTTAAGTGTTTTTGGTTCAGGGTACTGTAGTCTTTCTTACATCTACATAAGTTGTTACAACCAGCTTTAGTAGATATCTATATGTTGTTTGTAATAGGTATTGGATAACCGGTACTGACAGATCATATGAAGATCTGGTGTACACCTGTGTTGTAGGTGGTGTATATAATATAAAACAAACGTAAAAACTCGTATAGGAATACCTGAGTATGTATATAAACTGCTTATTTTTTTTAACCCTAATTTATTTTCCATGAAGTATTTAATTAAACACCGTATGTTTTTGTATCTGATTGCCCTTGTTCTATTTGTAGGTATGACATCTACATCTTGTAGTGCTTATAGGAGTTGTAAGAATAACCCAGCAGTACGATGAGCTATAGAACATTTGAAGCATTAATGGTTATTGCAATCATTGCAGTAACTGGATTAGGAATCTTAACAATGATAACCCTTTAACTATGGCAGCTAGAATATCCCAAGAACTTCTTAGATCTGAGCTTAACACTTGGAAAAAAGATTATGATCAAGCCAAGCAGGAAGGTTTATACCCTGCAGAGTTTGGTAAGTTTATGAATATGAAATATAACTTTCAAGATCCTAAGCTTACTGATGGAACACCATTAGCAGATGCACTCATTATTATTTTTAATAATCATGTTGAGTGAAACGCTTTGGTATAGTAAACTATGATGTGATCTCAGATCCAGAACTTTCAATACAAGCCAAAGGTTTGTATAGTACATTGTCTTTATATGCAAACAATAAACGGGAATGCTATCCCTCAATATCTACACTAGCAGATCTAAATAACATTAGTCAGCGCCAGGTAGATAGGTTGATAAGAGAGCTTAAAGACAAAAAGTATATTATAAGAACTGGTAGAGTAATTACTTTAGTTTAAACTGTAGCTATATTACTACACTATATATAGCAACTAATTAAATATTAGTTGCACAATTACGACATAAGTGGTATGGTATTATCTATTTTTATTATGTGATAATACAATTACCCAATGGTCGTTTCATAGAATGCTCACTTGAGCAGTACTTAGATTTTGATGAACAAGATCTAAGAGATCTCAATGGCCTTAGCGGTACTTTTACAAAGGAATACATAAATCCCTTTTACTCTCCCTTTGCAGAGAAATCAACTCCTGTTGTACAGGATGAAGAAGAGTATGAGCCTGATGTCACTGAGATAGATAGTCGTACCAAGCTGAAAGATAAAGACTTTCAGCGGGATGATATCTAATCTTTTTTTTACATTTTTAATTTATTATTATGAGTTCAAACAGAGTAACTGTTTTGGCAGATGACATGGGTTGCGTTATGCGTGTATCACAAGCAAATCCAGAGTATGGTTTTATTCGTTTACAACAACAACGTGTCCAATTTACAAACGGTGGATGGGTAAAGTCCACAAACGTTTCTACATTATTGCATGGTAGAGTGGAAGACTTAGAGTCTTTGAACTTCCAGGCAAACCAGGAGATTGCAGGTAAGATTGTTATTAAAGAACAAACTGAACCTTTTAATCCTAACAACCCTGATCGTGACCTCAAGTATGCAGGTGGCACAGGAGTTATTTGTTGTGCATATGGAGAGCCTATCTATAGAAAGACTTTCTTTACAACTAATACAGAAGAAAGTGATGTATTAATAGCACACACTAATGGTGATGCAATCCGTGAAGCCAATGGTATAACAACAGAGCAAGCTATTGCTGAACCTGTTGAGGAACTAGAGGCAGAAGAACAAGTCACGGAGGAGGAAGTAACTGAGGAGATTGAATCAGAAACTACCTTTGAACTTTAATTTGTTTCGTTTAGGGGCTGCTACGGTAGCCCCTTTTTTTATATACTTTTAATTTATACCCATGAGAACTTACTACAAAGGAATACTATCAGATTACCAGCTATATGCTGACCAAAGGTTTACTTATACAAAGCTGAACCCAAAGCAACACTTCTTGTTTAAGCGTGTATTACATGGTTTAAATGTATACGCAGAAGAAGAAGTAAGGGCCATGAGTCCATCAAAACGTAACAGAATCAAAAAGGTGTGGAGACGGGGACAAAGTGAGGTTAATACCTTAAAACAAAAGGTCTCTAATGAGTTTACTAACTCTATTTTTAGTATATTTAATAATAGCCAACTGGCTAAGAATATGATCACAGATGAGGTTGATCCAAAATATATTAATCGTTTCACACTAAAGCAACTTGGAATAAACTATGATCATTTGATTGTGCACTTTATGCATGCAGGTTTATTACCACACAACTTTCTACAACTTAAATGAGAAAAGTATCTAAGAAGATGTCTAAGATAAACTCCGAGTATTCTAAACTCAGGAGAAAGTTTTTATTAGAGCATCCTGTCTGTCATGCAAGTATAGACAGGTGCTCTGTAAAAGCAACTGAAGTCCACCATAAACGTGGAAGAGGTAAGTATCATTTAGACGTTAGCACTTGGTTACCAGTATGTAGAAACTGTCACACATATATTGAACTGAATTCAGAGGATGCTATTGAGTTAGGATTCTCAGATTCAAGAGTATAGCATGCTCCCATAGCTCAACTGGATAGAGCAACAGATTTCTAATCTGTAGGTTTCAGGTTCGAGTCCTGATGGGAGTACTAAAATTTTTATTATGAAAAAGTTATTAATAATTCTTATGAGCCTGTCACTTACAGGCATAGCATATAGTCAAGATAACCTACCAATGGATATCTTTATAGAAGCTCTGATACACACAGAGTCAAGAGGAGATACCTTTGCCGTAGGAGATAATGGTAGAGCAGTGGGTATACTACAGATACACCCTATTATGGTCCGTGAAGTAAATAGAATACTAGAAAAGAAAGGTATCCAAAGGAGCTATACTTATAATGATAGGTATAACTATGATAAGTCTATTGAGATGTTTCTCATATGGCATGAGTACTATCATAAGTACGCTTCATATGAGAGGATAGCACGGTGTTGGAATGGTGGACCAAGAGGAGATACTATGTATTGTACTAAAAGCTATTGGTACAAGGTTAGTTATTATATGAATCAATTAGCATGGACACCTTAAATATTATTATGCGTAAATTTTTATTTTTATTATTATTACTACCATACGTAGGTTATACACAGACAGCTAACCTTATATCATATAAAACGGAGATAGTAGAAAATACTTGGAACGGTTATGAGGTTACTGAAACTTATTATGAAGCTGTATCAATAGATCTTAGTCAAAGATTTATTGAGCTTGTTGAGATTGATCAGGCTTATAGACTAGCTTATAACATTCAGTATATTGATTATGATGATGGTATTAGCATGTATTCAATAGATAATACTAGTGATATGCTATTTATTGATTATGAAAATAACCAGATAGATGTTTGTATTGAATGGAATAATTATACCGAGCAATTTAATAAGTGCTGGATATTTAGTGATATTATAAATCTAAACAGATGATGATGACTGAAGTAACATTAGATGGAAAGAAAGTATCTCTAAATACATATGAGTTAGAGTACGAAGTTTTAAAAGACTATACATTCAGATGGTTGGATCATAAGGATAAACAGAAAGCAGTGCAAGAAACTGCTGATAGCTTTGGTCTACATGAAAGGATGGTAAAGCACATATGTTTATGAAAAAGTTTATACTATTTATATTATCAACGATCTGCTTAATAGGTTGTTCTCAAAGCTATACTGTAGGTAGGGTTATAGATGGTGATACATTTGTTATCATGTACAGAGGACAGCAAACTAAAGTTAGATTGATAGGTGTAGATACACCCGAAGCATATAATTATAGAAACGTTAGAAAAGAATCAGGTGGTGAACAAGCATCTGCATATACAAGATCCTTAATAGAGGGTAAGCAAATTACCTTAGAGTTTGATCATGTTATGTATGACAAGTATGGTAGGCTACTAGCCTATGTGTATCTATCAGATGGTAGAATGCTTAATGCTCTTCTTGTAGAGAAAGGCTATGCTGAGCCCGCTAGATATGAACCTAATGTTAGATATGCTGATCATTTTGAATCACTAAATAATTAATTATGAAGGTTTTAGAAAAAGTATTTGTAACTATGTTAGGTGCAACAATGGTATTGGTATTAGTTAATGCCATGATTACTAGCTATAACTTAGCAACAAAACAACCGGTAATTATAGAAGTACCTACCATTCAGATTGATACTGTAAGAGATACTATTGAGGTACCTTTTATAGATACAATGTATACTAAAGATACCAGGTACCTGCACTATAATGCTGATACAACTATTGATAGTGCACTTATAATAGGGGGTGAATATCACCCTCCTGTTATGGTTGGTAGAAGCACTAGTGGATATGGATGGCGTTGGGGTAGAATGCATGAAGGTATAGACATTGCTTATAACAATAAGGATACAAGCTATTCAACCTTTGCTGGTGTAGTAAGGTATGCTAAAGCAGGTTACAACGGTGGCTATGGTAAGCTAGTTATTGTTAGACACTTTAATGGGTTAGAGACTTACTATGCTCATCACTGGAATCTTCTTGTAGAAGAAGGGGATACTATAGCAGCAGGTACACCCTTAGGTATCATTGGTTCAACCGGTAGATCTACTGGTCCTCACTTACACTTTGAGGTAAGATTCTTAGGTGAGTCTATGGATCCAGATGATTTTTTTGATGCTATGTCAGATACTTCTGACTTTGTTATAAGAAAGAAGCATAGCTATTATGAAGTAATATACTAATGAATTTAATTACAACCCATCCGATTAAAAAATCAGATCTAGGGTTTCATGCAAATTTATTTGGTGGCAAGTTGCTTGCGTGGATGGATGCCGCAGGAGCAGCTTTTGCTACTGAATGTTGTAGTACACCTAGAATGCTGACTATAAAGATAGATGAATGTGTATTTATACGTCCTGCTAAAGAAGGTCAACTAATTAAGATATATGGTAAGGTAGCAAAGATTGGTAACACATCTATTACTCTTTACTTAGAAGCAAGATCACATAATGTATATAGTGGTAATCAAAAGGTTATTCTATCTACAAAGATTAAGTTTGTAAGGGTAGATGAGCAAGGTGATCCCACTCCTATAGCAGAAACAATTAAAAAGAAATATGGAACAGAAAACATTCAAAGTCAAGAAGACAATTAAGATTAGAGATGACTACTCTGTAACGGTGTATCTGGTACAAGGTAGTGAGATATTAACTTTTGATATTTATCATGAGGCAGAGAAGTTTGTACAATTATTAAATGATAACTCAGATGATAACACACTCTACTATGTTGACTAACAGAGATCAAGTTCAGGAAGAAGCCCTTAAGGTTTCATTAGATAATGATAGATGTACTCTAGGTATATCAATGGGTGTTGGTAAAACTAGGATTGCAGTAAAGAACCTACAGGCTAGGTATAATCCTATGGTATCAGCACTTGTAGTTGTACCAAAGTTGTCAATTAAACAAGCCTGGTTAGATGAGTTAGAGAAGTTAAACCTTAATAGTTTAAAAGATCATATAACATTTGTGACATATCTTTCATTAAACAAGATGGACCCAATAGGCTATGATATTGTCTATTTAGATGAGTGTCATAGCATACTAGAAAGCCATCTACCCTTCTTAAACGCCTATAAAGGCATAGTCCTAGGGTTGACAGGTACACCCCCAGTACGTAAGAGTAGTGTTAAATACCGTTTATTAAATAGGTTTTGTCCAGTTAAGTATACATTTACTGTAGATAATGCAACTGACAATGATATTCTTAATGATTATAGAATAATTGTGCATATGTTACAGTTATCTAAACTTAAAACGTGTAGGAAACAAAACAAAAAGACAGGTGGTACATGGTTTACGTCTGAGGTAGATGATTATAGTTACTTATCTAAGAGACTATATGATGCAACTACACCTAAGCAACGGCAGATATCTTCTATAATGAGAATGAAAGCAATGCAATCTTATACTACTAAGGAAGATTATGCTAAAGGTTTAGTTAAGAACATGGATAATAAGGTAATTGTATTTGCTAATACTAAAGAACAAGCAGATAGGATAGCACCGCATAGTTATTATTCAGGCAATAGCAATTCTGAAGACAACCTTGAGTTGTTTGCGAATGGCCAGATAGATGCTCTCTCTTGCATTCTCCAGCTTAGTGAGGGTGTTACTATACCTAATCTAAGGCAAGGTATTATAATGCATGCTTATGGCAATGAGAGAAAGTCTGCTCAGAGAATTGGTAGACTATTAAGACTTAACCCAGATGAGACAGCTACTTGTCATATACTTTGCTATAAAGATACTGTAGATGAGAAGTGGGTTAGCAATGCACTTAATGAGTTTGATAGCTCTAAGATTAAATATTATAACCCTTTAAATAAAACCTATGAATAAGTTTTCAAACGATAAGTTTCTAGATGATGATTATCAATATCAAGAGTTCCTTGAACATCTTGAAGAAGGTGTTCCTGACTGTATTAATTGTGGGGAAAATACTCTTGTATTTGCTCCTTCCACTCCTGAACATTTACTTTGTTTATCTTGTGGTCACGAGTTTGTTTCAGTAGATAATAAGATTAGATTCAGATGAGAGATAACATACACCTAAAGCTATCTATTAAGGATGGAAAGTTACACTTTCCTGTTAAGGCATACAAGACTAAATATGAAAGGTTTCTAAGGGATGCACCGGAAGGTGCTAGAGTAGAACTGTTCATTAGTATTGCAGATGGTAAGGGTACCAATGCTCAGTTGGCTAGGATTCATGCAATGTGTAGGGAACTAGCCAACGAGATTGGTTATACTTTTGAGGAGATGAAGCTACAAATTAAACGTAAAGCAGGTTTATGCTTTATGCGTAATAAAGTGGAGTATTGTAAATCATTTGCAGACTGTGATGCTAGTGAATTGAATCTAGCAATACAAGCATGCATAGAGATTGGAGACTTTAATGGTATCCAGTTAAGATGATTTCTTATTTAGCTCAGAGTATACTTGGTCATACATATCCTTGTATCTCTCAGCAAATTCTTTTACAGACTCATCATCACTCTCATCTAGTGTAAGAAGTTCTTTAGACATCTCCTCTACTTTTGCATTGACGTCATCAGATATTTCTACTTCAGATGATAGTCCCTGCTTAATAGCTTTTGTCTTAAGTTCTTGGATTAATGAGATAATAATGTATAACTGTGATTCAGCAGGAGATAATTGTATATCAGTTTCTCCTCCTGTTAATTTTTTAAATTTTGCAAGCGTCTCAGGTAAAGCTGTCTTATCCTCTAGGAAACCCATCATAGTCATTAGGATAGATTGTAAGCCTGATATATATGTTGTGGATATTTGAATATCCTCAATCACACCTTTGGGATCAAATACAGTTTTTTTATGTGACATATTAAATAGTTATTATGGCGAATATAGATATAAATAAAATAAGAGAAAAGTTTTTAGTAAAGTTATTTCCATCAGGTTGGGATAGGATACTTGAACCATACATAAATGGGAATGAGTTTAAAGGAGCTGTTAATCAGTTAATTGAGCGTAGAGAACAGGGTCATAAGTTTGAACCTGAGTTTAAGAATATCTTCAGAGCATTTGAGGTTTGTCCTTATGATGATCTTAAGGTTATTCTTATAGGACAAGATCCTTATCCACAAGAGGGTGCAGCAGATGGTATATCATTTAGCTGCAGCAGAAAGGATAAGTATGAGAAGTCTTTACAGTATATCTTCAAGGACCTATATGGTAAGTATGAAGGTAAAGATAAAGATCTAGCACGTTGGTCAGCTCAAGGTGTTCTGATGCTTAACACAGCTCTTACTGTACAGGTAGGTAAGATTGGTTCTCATTATGATATATGGGATCCTTTTACAGATTATCTGCTTACAGTATTGAATGCTAATAAAGATGATAGGGTAGCAATACTCTTGGGTAAGAAAGCTGAGAAGTGGGAAGACCATCTAAGCAATCAGCACATATTAAAATGTTCACATCCAGCTTCTGCTGCTTATAGTGGTGGTACTTGGCGTAGTGGAAATATATTTAAACATGCAAATCATTTATTGATTACGCAGAAAGAAAAGAAGATAGAATGGTAGAAATAAAACTTAATAAAGATTTTAATAGAGACTTTAATCAGTATAAGAACTATATTAAAACAGTTTATGGTGTAGAAATATTTTATATTAATAAAGATGGAACTACTAACATACCTGACAGGGTAGTACCAGTTGAAGTTAAAGAGGCTAAAACTGTTGAGCACTTATCAATGGAAGCAATAGCTAATATTGTTATAGAATTTATGCATGAGGATAGTCCTCATTTAAGAAAATATAAAGACTTATGTGCTAAGTGGAGGAATCGTGATTACATAGTTTTCAAAAGAATATTTTGTATGTTTGCTAGACAAGCAGGGAACACTGTTACATCAATAGGTAAGTTCTTAGATAATGATCATTCTAGTGTTATTCACCAGCTTAGACAAGCTAATATACATATTGATGCTAGTGATAACTTTTTCATTACTAGATACCAGCTAGTTAAAAATAAGATAGATAATGTGGCAAATATTTCAGAAGATTCTAACCAATAAACTCACACCCAACCAATGCTTAGTTCTTTATGGTATACATAAGAAGATAGCGGTTAATGTTGGAGGTGATGAAGATCTTGATTATTTGCTTAATGAAGAGTTTATCGTAGATGGTAAACTTACAGCTAAGTCTAAGAAGATCATTATAGAAATTGATAACTACTTTGTTAAGTCTAAGAAGAAAACAGATATCCAACTAATGGGTAAGGACTATGCAAACAATATCAAACTTTACAGAGAGATATTCCCTGCAAAGAAGTTACCCAGTGGTAAGCCAGCAAGAAATAATATTAAAATTCTTGGTGAGTCTTTCCGTTGGTTTTTTGAAACGTTTGATCACACATGGGATACAGTCATAAAAGCAACACGTATGTATGTGAACGAGTACAGAGACAATGGTTATCTATACATGCAGACAAGTCAGTACTTTGTCTGTAAACAGGATAAACATAAAGTCAAACACTCTTCACTAGCAGACTATTGTGATATGATTGTTGATGGTGTGAGCACAGAAGACGATCACTTTACAGAAAAGGTAGTATGAAATCAGATAGTAAAAGTGCAGTCATTGCTTTTTGTAATGACTTAATTAGAGAACACAGAGGTGAAGGTGGTATTGAAGAAGGTCTTATTGGATACAAGTATCCTAAAGATATGGCAATCCGCGCAGCTCTTATAACTTGTCAAAGACTGATAGAAGTTACAGGCAAGCCTTTTTACTATCGTGCAATTGATTATTTAAATGGATTAAATGAGTAAGATAGAGAAGGCTTGGGATGGACAGTATACTGCTTTTAACGAAGCACTAAAGTATATGCATAATAGACAACAAGGCAAGGAGAAGTCAGTACTTACACCTTGGCCTAAGTTTAATGATGCAGCTACTGATGGTTTAGAATGGAACACTCTAACAGTTATTGGTGGAAGACCGGGGTCAGGTAAGACTCTAATCAAAGACCAGATTGTAAGAGAATCTTTTGTTTTAAATCCCACGGATGACTTCCGTGTGTTAGAGTTTCAATTCGAGATGGTTGGTAGAACCTCAGCTATTAGAGAGTTTAGTTCCTTAACAGGTAAGACCTATAAAGAACTATGCTCAGCAGGATCTACTTTGACAGCAGATGTATTAAACACTTGTCACCAATATGCTAAGGAACGTGTCAAGTATCCCGTTGATATAATCTCAACACCGATGACAGTAAACCAAATGCGGGAGCAGGTTGACATGTATATGGAAGAACACAAGGGTAAACAAACTATTATTACTCTTGACCATTCCATCCTTGTAAAGAGAGCACCCTACCAGAATAACAGACTTGATATGTTATTTGAATTGGGTGAGTTCTTTACACAGTGTAAGCGTGACTATCCGTGTTTATTCATCTGTCTGTCTCAGTTGAATCGTAATATTGATAACCCGGATAGAGCTGTTGATGGTAAGTACGGTAACTATATTCTTGAATCGGATATCTTTGGATCAGATGCAATGCTTCAACATGCAGATACATTGATTGGTATCAATCGTCCTGCTAAACAGAAGATAAGATACTATGGTCCTGATAGATATATAATTGAGAATGATCGTACTCTAGTTCTTCATTTCCTTAAGGCTCGTAATGGTGATGCTCGTATGAGTTTCTTCAAAGCTAAGTTTGAGAATATGGAGATTGAAGAGATGGCTACTCCTGGAACACAAGAAAGAAGATGACAAATGCATTTAGTAAGAAGATTAAAATAAAAAATGATAGGAAAGGTTTATTAGTATTATTCAATAAGAAGACTGATGAGGATGATAAGTTTATAAAAGTTCAAGATGGCCTTGGTGTAAACCTATGGGTTAAAAAGTCTTGGATATATAAACACCATCTACGTAGAGATCAGTATGCTGTTATACTAGACCTGACAGCAGAAGAACAATTCAATGCTCATTATCAAAAAGAAACAAAGAAGTTCTTTGATGTAAGAGCAGAGAGTAGTGGTAATTCAGTAAGTATAAATAAACTAGAACGTGGTAAAATAAATGGTAAGAATATGACACCTGAAGAAAGAAAATATAAAGTAAGAGAGTTACGGATTGAGCACAAAGGTTATTTTGATAGTCTTGATGATAACTTTCTATATATACCTAAGATGGCATACAGACCTAAGGGTAAAGATGATATGCATGTATCCTTTTTTCCAAGTGAATTGGAGAAGGGTAAAGATATCTACACTGAGTTTGTAAGTTATGAGTATGACTCAGAAGATCCAAAGAGAACTTTGTATCTGTTAGAGTATGATCAGGATTGGAAAGACATCTATGAGATAAATGAAAGCAGTTCGGGATATAAGAGACATCTTGTACCTGTATCTAAGCTAAAAATTATCAATGATGTTACCTCTCGTAACAAAGAAATCATTACCTTTGATACTCCTCTAGAGAATCCTGATGATAGTCAAAAGGATTTGTTTAAAGCATTGGGTACAATAGCTAAACAACTAGATAGGATAGCAACAATTTTAGATAAAAAATTAAACTAATGGCACAAAGTGTATTAATTATTGCAGACTCTGGCACTGGCAAGTCCACTGCTATCAGAAATCTCAACCCTGAAGAAACCTTCATTATAAATATTGCTAATAAACCTCTACCGTTTAAAGGTTGGAAGTCTAAGTACACCTTGGTATCTAAGGATAACCCAAAGGGTAACATGACTAATGCCTCTAGCAGTACTGGTATATTAAAAGCAATAAATTATGTGAATGAAAAGATGCCACATATCAAGAACTTAGTTATTGATGACTGGCAGTATATGTCTAGCTTTGAATATTTTGATAGAGCATTAGAGAAAGGTTATGATAAGTTTACTCAGATTGCTGCAAATCTTGCACAGGTTGCTAAGACCCCAAAAGATTTGAGAGATGACTTATATGTTTTCTTTATGACTCATTCAGAAGATTCAACAGATGTTAATGGTCACCGTAGGGTGAAAGCCAAGACTATTGGCAAAATGATAGACAATACTCTCACACTTGAGGGATTGTTCTCTATAGTACTATTTGGAAAGGTAGTAAAGAAAGATGATGGTACTTTGGATTATGGTTTTGAAACTGTGAACAATGGAGAGAATACTTGTAAGTCTCCAATGGGAATGTTTGAAGAGCCTTTTATTCCAAATGACCTTCAGTTAGTTAAGGACAAAATTTATAATTACGAAAATTAAAACTATGTTAAGTACAAAAGATATGTCAGCAGGAGGTGGAAGAATCAGTCCCCTTATGAACCCAGGTAACGTTACATTTAAAGTTAATGATGTAACTCTACAACAGACACCTTATGATAAGGATGCCTATAACATCTATCTACATATAGAAAGCAAGCCAATTGGAGGTGACTTCCAGGGTTTTCTAAGAGATAGAAATAATGAGGCTCTTGGACGTTATGAGGGTCAGGTAGGAAGAGTTAGAGCTAGTCAGTATCCTTTTAAAGATACTACGTTACCTAGTGGAAGAGATATTTCCCGTGATCAGGAGATTCTTAAGACAATGATCTTTCTTGCCTCAGCATTTGGTGTAAGAGAGGAACTTGATATGATTGAGGCAGATACTATTGAAGACTTTGTTTCTTCAGCTGGTCCTATCATATGCACGGGTTCATTTGTTAATGCGTGTTTAGGCTCTAGGGAATGGGAGAACAATGAAGGTTATATCAACAATGATTTGTATCTACCAAGAGTTTCTAAGGATGGTGTTCCAATAGAGCGGGAAGGTGTAGAGAACTCTAGACTATTAACATTTGATCGTGAGACACATGTCCGGCCAGTTGTTAAGAAAGAGTCTACAGAAACCTCTAAGTTTGAACCAACTAAGAGTTCAGTTGGAGATGACTTTGATCTCTAATAATTAGAAAGGGGGAGTGAAAGCTCCCCTTTTTTTATAACTTAGTTAGATGTTCAGTACTAGAAATCTAGTTGACACTCACAATGATGTACCCAGCTATTGGGTATTTCAATACTATCTTAATCTACCTGAAGTACTAACCGGTCAAGCTGTAAAAATTAAATCTATATTCAATGCTAATGAGCGCACACCAAGCATGTGCATCTATGTAGATAGCTCAAGAAATGAATATATGTTTAAAGACTTTTCTACTGGGACCTATGGCAGCAAGATTGATCTTGTTAAGACTATATTCTCTGTAGATTATAGTCTAGCTGTAAGTAAAATACTAGATGACTACAACAGTTATGTAAAGAAGAATGGTTCTGTAGACATTACTATTAACCCCGCAGCTAAGTGGGAGATAGATAATATTAAAACAAGAACCTGGAACACTGATGATGCAGATTATTGGTTACAGTTTAGAATTGGTACTAGCTTACTTAATAAGTATAATGTCAAGCCCCTTGAGTATTATAATATGCTTAGGATTGATAATGGTAAGGTAGATAAGATCAAGATAGAAAGCGCATGTATGTATGGTTATTATACTAAAGATGATAGTCTTTATAAAGTATATAAACCAAAGAGTAAAAAGCGCAAGTTCTTTAGAATAGCATCTCACCTGCAAGGGTTAGATCAATTGGAATATAATCAACCGTATCTTGTGATATGTTCATCTTTGAAAGATGCAATGTGTCTAAAAGGATTTGGATATAATATTGAAGTAGTAGCACCTGAGAGTGAGACTAGTGTAATTAAACCAATATATATTGAAAGCTTTAAGAAAAGATACAAGAAGATTATCACCTTGTTTGACTCTGATGACGCAGGTCATCAAGCAATAGAAAGGTACAAAGAACTATATGATGTTAATGGTTGCGCGTTAGATATTGCTAAGGATATATCTGATGCTGTAAAAGACCATGGATTTGAGAAGGTGCATACAGAGCTCAAACCTTTACTCAAAAAAACTATATATGAATAAATGGTTTATACCGGGCAATGTCCCGTCAAGTAAGAATGGTAGGAGATGGACAGGTAAATATTTTATCTCCAGCAAAACCGTAATGAACTATAGAAAAGCTACAAAGTCTTTATATGAAGATATGAAAGATAGCTTTGTAGAAGAGTTCTCTAAATATAAATACCCTGTAAGGGTAGGGTTCACCTTTCATAGAGGTAGTAGACACAAGTTTGATTATGTTAATCCTTTACAAACTGTACAGGATGATATGGTTAAACACGAGTGGATAGAAGATGATAATGCTGATATCTTACTCCCTGTGTTCTATCAATATGATTATAACAAGGAAGAACCTGGTGTTACAATTGAAATTTTAGAAGATAATATTTTGAAAGATGAAGTTTAAATTTACGTTTGAAACAACAGATGATTATAATGATGCTACAAAGTCTTCTCCTGAGTTTTTGTTTAATACTGTAAGATTTAAGGTAATAAGAAAGACTGGTGTAATAGACTATCCAGTATATTCTATGGAAGAGTATGTATCAGAAATGTTTAGACTACATAATAATAATGATGTAGTAGAGTTTCATGCATATCCTACTGAACACTTTTATGATCAATGCAAGTATTATGAATCAATGATATAGCTTATGAAAGATATAGCAAATCAAGTTTCTAGATCGTCTAAGAAACTTTTATTTAAAGAGCCTTTTTACGGGCTCTTTTTAGTTGGACTAAATAAGGAATACTCTGAGAGAGTTCCTACTGCAGGTGTTAGTAAAAATGATATAGGTGTAAAGCTAGCTATCAATCCAAAGTTCTTTATGGATCTTAATGAAGATCATAGAATGGGATTGATTAAGCATGAGCTTTTACATATATCTTTTGGTCACCTGCTTATACGTGATAAGTATCCAGATAAGAAGCTATTTAATATTGCTGCGGATCTAGAGATCAATCAATATATAGATAGAAGTTGCCTGCCTGATGGTGGTATAACTATGGATACCTTTCCAGAGTTAAAGCTTGATAGAAGAGCAGGTACTGATTATTATTATAAGGAGTTGGGTAAAGCTCAACAGGATGGTACATCTCCTTCTCTAGAGAGTATACTAGACCAAATGGATGGTAGCTCTCAATATGATCACCCTACATGGGATGAGATGAATGATTTATCTGAATCTGATAAGAAGCTTATACAGAAGCAGATAGAACATCAGTTGAAGGAGACTGCAGAAGCAGTAGAGAAGAAGCAAGGTTACGTACCAAGTGAGCTTGCAGATTTAATACGTAGACTGACAAATCCTGAACCTGCTAAGTTTGATTGGAAAGGATATCTAAGAAAGTTCTTTGGTAACTCTACTAAGAGTTATACTAAGAAGCTTAGAAGAAAGTTCAATAAAAGATATGCGGGTAGTCCAGGTCTAAAGATTAAATTTAAAAACAACATTCTTGTTGGTGTAGATACTTCTGCATCAGTAAATAATGATGAGTTAAAAGAGTTCATGAATGAGCTCGTGCATATGCATAAGACAGGTCATTGTATTACTGTAGCACAGTGTGATACACAGCTAACAAGTGTTGAGGAATTTAATCCTAAGAAAGATTGGGATATCAAAGGTCGTGGAGGTACTGACTTCCAACCTGTTATAGATCATTTTAATCAGAATAAGAGCAAGTATACTGCTCTAGTATATTTAACTGATGGTGAAGCTCATTCTCCTACAGACTGTCCTAAGAATACTCTATGGGTTCTTAGTAGCAGATCAGATATGAATGAAGCGTTACCAGGTAAAGTAATTAAACTAAACTAATCATGGCACAAGTTAATTTAAATATTGATGAACTAAAGGGTTTTGTAAACCACATTATAGAAAACAATCGTTTCCTACAGAAGGAAAGTAAACCACCAGTTGCAATTGAGGTTGTGGGTGAATCAGGTATTGGTAAGACTTCTACTATTGTAGAGTTGGCAAAGGAGAATAATCTAGACTTTGTAAAGTTGAATCTAGCACAGATTGAGGAGCTGGGTGACTTAGTAGGTTTTCCTGTACGTCAGTTTCAGATGTACAAGGAAGTAAAAGTTAAACCATCTAATGATGGACTTAACTATACTGCTGCACAAAGAGCTGCTGCATCTAAGGATGTTGCAAACATGACTACCAAAAAGGTAGGTCAATGGGTAGATGAACTCGCAGTCAATGAGTATCTAAAGAATGGTTTCAAGATGACCGGTAAGAATAGAATGTCTTACTGTGCACCTGAGTGGATCTCTGATAAGAAGCAAGGTGGTATCCTTCTACTAGATGATTGGAACCGTGCTGATGTAAGATTCATTCAAGCTGTTATGGAGTTGATTGATAGACAGACTTATATCTCTTGGTCTTTACCAAAGGACTGGCACATCATTCTAACTGCTAATCCAGACAATGGAGACTACATGGTTAATAGTATTGACTCAGCTCAGAAGACTCGTTATATTACTGCAAACCTAAAGTTTGATGTAGATGTATGGGCAAGATGGGCAGAGGAAGCTAACATAGATACTAGATGTATTAACTTCTTATTACTTAACCCAGAGTTGGTAACACAAGAGACTAATGCAAGATCTATCACTACGTTCTTTAATTCTATCTCTAGCTTTGATAGCTTTGAAGACAACCTAGCTATGATCCAAATGATTGGTGAGGGCTCTGTTGGTAGTGAGTTTGCTTCTATGTTTACTATGTTTATTAATAATAGACTTGATAAGATTGTAACTCCAAAAGAGTTATTGACTGATCAAGATGAGTCTAAGATTATTAATAAGCTAAAGTCTTCTGTTGGTACAGGTGATTCTTATCGTGCAGATATTGCATCTATACTAGCTACAAGGCTAGCAAACTATTCTATAGTTTATTCTAAAGAGAACTCAGTAACTGCTGATATAGTCACTAGACTAGAGAAGCTTTGCACTGGGGATTATTTCACAAATGATCTGAAGTATCTTGTTGTAAGAACAATATACAATGGTGCTCGTCAGAAGTTTAATAAGCTTATGATGAAGCCTCAGATTGTTAAAATGACAATGGCGTAATGAGTAAAGTATTTCAAGAAATTGATAATACTATTGTTACAAATCTTCTTGGGAGTGAGGTACGGGAAATAACCGTGCCTTACTCTGAGGAGAATTTTAATAATAGCATATATCTTATTAAGACATCGCAGTATTATGATTTTGTAGAGACTTTTAAATCTGATACTGATCCTTCTGCTTTAAAAGGTAAGAAGGTTTATATTGTACCAGGCATAGAGTACACTAATGATAGAATGCGTGGTATACTTGATGCTCTTGATATTAAAATAACAGGTAGTCTTAAAAGAGCTGATGCAGTTGTAGTTGGTAAGACTCTCGATATTACCACAGATAGATGGACACCATTCTCTAATAGAAATATTATGGGTTATTTAAAAGGATATCATGTAGGCTATGGTATTTCTCGTATGGGTGATGATAGCTTTGTTGATATGGTAAATGATCATGATAAACCAGTCTTGTTTCATCCAAATCTAGGTTATAGACCTAGCGCATATGCAAACAATGCTCATAATGCAGATAGTATTTATGAGAAGTATATCACCAGTGGTGGTCTTAAGATTATTGATGCAATTAATAATGGGCTTGGTGTAGTTAATGCTGAGGATATTATTAATAACCCAGTAACTAAGCTAACTCTTGATGAGGAGCTAGTAGAAACTATATCTTCACAGGTATGGGGGAGTGATGAGGATGTTGCTATGGCAGGAACAATCTTACCTAACATTGATTATGAAACTAACATTCATTATCTATGGAAGCTAGCTGATAAAATTAGTGGTAGAATCTATAGATACAATAGGAGCAAAGATGTAAAGACATGGATTAATAATAGTAATTTTCTTAGGCTCTCACGAATGAATTCATTTGAAATGATTGAGTATCTACAGAAAAAAGATAAGCTTGATCATGCATCATTTACTTATCTAGAACCTATTTATAGAAAGGGAATCTTGGTTCAATCATCTGGTGACTACAGTGGTATTCCACCTAAAGAACATCCTATATACAAGTTTAAGGTTGAGATTAAACCAGAGTTTTTAAAATATATGAAAAATGAAGAAAGCGTTAAAAGTACTGATTGATAGTCAGAAAGATGGTGGTCATGTTGTATCTATTACAGATGGTTATATTTTTGATTATAATATGGATAGAAACTCTATGGAAAGTTTTAGCCGTGAAACGGGTATAATCTTTAATAAACTAGATAGTAATTCTCTAAAGGGTAAAACCTTATATAGATATCCAAAGATTAATCTATCAAGAGATAAAATAAGTAGCATTAAACAAGATTATGGAATCTCTGTTACAAGAGATTACCATAAAGCTGACTATCTTGTTGTGTCTCAGAAGTATATTAACTCTAAGGTAAATCAGCTTGGTTATCGTCCTAGAGTCTATACGGTTGAAAGTGTGCTAGCTGATATGCATAAGCAGACTATAGATTTATCTGATGTAAGAGCTGCTATAAATGATCATGAGCTTGTATTGTTTGAGTATAAGGGTTATGGTTGGCATAGAAATTATGAGATAACAGTTACTCCTATGTTAGAACAAAGGTACCATTCATCATTCATGAATAAAAATGCATATACATTACTTAGCTGTGGTAATCTTGTACTAGATGAAAACATTAATAATATAATTAGTAGGGAGTCTCCTACTATTACAGAAGAGATGTTTGATAATCTAGAGGAGATGATTCGTACAAGAAATGAGGATGATGTTAGTATGGCATTGAATGTTATGGCTAATAGTAATTATACTGAGTCTATAGATAAGATTGCTTTATTACTTGTGACAAATCATAGTGCTTTGTGTAGGTGTAAAGCTTGGAACTCTGTTGGTGTTAAAGCAATGAGATCTACTTTCTCTGCATTTAATATGCAACTGGATGATTATGCACATGGTTATAATAAATTCTTTGATGTCTTATTATCTAAGGGTGCAATGACTAGCTTTGCTGTTAGGAAAGTTAGACACTTAATCTTCCAAAGATTTCTCAATAGATTCTTTGATGATGATCCAGATACAGGCAAGTATACAATGCCGTTTCATATTAAGGAAAGTGATTTAATGTTAGCTCCTAAGTATGCAAAGGAGTTCACAGAGAAGGAAATGGTTGAGTATGGTAATGCCATGCTTGATGCAAGAATGCAATTTCCATTTTAAGATGCTATGATTGGTAGGGGTGTGGCGAAAGCTGCACCCCATCTTAAACTTTTATTATGCAAAGAAATAATCAGAAAGAAAAAGAGTTCTATTCTAAACCGTTTAAGTTTAGTTACTCATCGTTAAACAAATTATTATTCTCCCCAAGTCTTTTTTATAAAGACTATATACTAAAGGACAGAGAAGAGAGATTAGATAAGCACCTTGTAGAGGGTAAGCTTATACACTGTCTCTTATTTGAACCACAAAATTTAGAGGAAAAGTTCAGCGTTATGCCGGGCAAGACACCTACAGATAGCATTAAGAAGGTTTTGTACTATTTAAAAGACAAAATAAGAGGTGACCTGCTAAATGTAAATAGCAATGTTTATATTCTAGATGCACTTAAGATTGCAAACCTTTATCAATCTTTTAAAGAAGATGAGAAAAGGCTGGCTAAGATCCAGACAGAAGACAATGAAGCTTATTGGCAGTTCATTAAGAACACTAAGGCAGATGTTGTTGATATGGATACCCTACAGAGATGTAAGGATAGAGTTGAGTTGATTAAGTCTAACAAAGATGTGATGTCTTTATTTACTAAAGAAGAAACAGACTTTGAGTTAGACTCTATTACTACACATGCAGAAGCATATCTTGAATGCGGGTTACATGATAGAAACTTTGGACTTAAAGGTTTTGTAGATTATTACTCTATAGATGAGGAAGCTAAACAAGTTACTATCTGTGATCTCAAGACCACGGGTAAAACGATTGCTGACTTTGCTGAGACTGTAGACTTCTATAATTATTGGTTACAAGCAGCAATGTATTGTAAACTTGTTTATGAAAACCTGTCTGAAGACCGTGACAGTTATAAAATTACTTTTAAGTTTGTAGTTATTGATAAGTATGATCAAGTATATGTATTTGATGTATCTGATAAGACTATAACAAACTGGATGGAAAGCCTATTTGAAACTCTCAACATTGCACAATATCATTACTCTAACAAAAACTATTCACTCCCATATCAGTTTCTGGAAGATAAAGTAGTATTATAATGCGTGGGGTATACACAAAGTATTTTCAGAAGAGCAAAGTATTTATCTATCCTTTACTGGGAATAAAGAAAGGTATAGACTTTGTTCCTGAGAATACTTATATGTGTTGGGATACTTTATATAATACAGGAGACTATAAGTTAATCTGTTCTTATATAGTAGAGGACTCACCGGAGTTCAGAAAGTTTGAGGAGAGGGTTATATTCTCTAACAAGCATTATCATGACTTTCATGAGATTGATAAGGAGCATATGTTGTATGCTTTTGATCTATCCTCTTATAAGAATGATATAGATTTGTTTTTGCAGGGTAAGTACTCTAAACTTAGTGATGACACCATGGAAATTATTCTTAATTTTTTTGGTGATGATGGTCAGATAGCTCAGTGTGTATTAGGATTTCTTTTTCCAGAAGAGGTCCATGATAAATATGCAGAGTATCTTGATGTTGATATTGATGTAATTAAAAAGGCGCATGAGGTGTGTACACCACCTGATATGAGTTTGGAATGTTGTGAAGAAAATATTCCCTTCCCTTTAAATTTAGTCAAATAGTATTATATTTACGTGTACAAATTATTTAGTATGACAATTGGTAAAAATATGTTAATAGTTTCCTCATCATTTAGAGGAGCAAAATCTTTTAATTTAGTTCCAGCTACTCCGGAGTCTCCGTATGTTGAAGCTATGTATGATCCTTCTTCAGGAATTCTTGCTGTTATTAGCAAGGTAATGAAGCAATCTTATCACATGATCCCAAAGCTTGATGACAATGGTGATCCATTAAGAGTAAAGGGTACACCAAGAGAAGGAGGCAAGACTGTCCGTGAGGAAAGAAGACTTGTTGATACTTTCTCTGAGTTTTATCTTACTGACAAGCAAGAGATAAGTGATTTTATCAATATATTTGCTGTGAATGCTGAGTCCTTTGACTTCTCACAGTACATGGTAGATGTAGAAGCTACCGAAAAGAGTCCTATAATTACTATGGGCTAATATGTATATATAATGAGTTTAGAAAGAGGGGCATTAGCTCCTCTTTTTTTTTAAATATATGCGTATGAATCATTGGATAATGGATTATGAGACGCTCAACAATTGCTTCATAGCAGTGTTTGAGCACTATAAAACATCTGAGAGAAAAGTATTTACCGTACATAAATCTCAGAATGACTTCAAGGCATTCCTATTATTTCTTGGTGATAACATTAAGAATAAGGAATGGCACATATCCTATAATGGTTTAGCGTTTGATGCTCAGGTTACTCAGTATATTCTTGATAACTGTTCTTCTTGGGATATAGAAGATGCAGATCAAATAGCAAGCATGATATATCAGTATGCTACCTCTTGCATACAGAAAAGTAATGCGGGTCAGTTCTTGGATTATCCTCATTGGAAAATTAAGATTGGGCAGATTGATATATTTAAAATGCATCATTGGGATAACCCGGCCAAGAGATCTAGTCTAAAGTGGATTCAGTATAGTATGGATTGGGATGACATGATTGATATGCCTCTCCATCACTCTACACAGATTGAAACTCCAGAGCAGATTGAGATGATAACAACGTACTGTATAAATGATGTTAGGTCAACTAAGGAAATATTTAATAGATCAAAGTCACAGATAGCACTAAGAAAGGAGCTAACTAAAACCTATGGTATTAATTTGTTTAGTGCCTCAGAGCCCAGGATAAGCAAGGAGTTATTTGCTTATTATCTTTCAGATAAACTTGGCAAGAGTAAGTCTCAAATTAAAAAGCTTAGGACCTTTAGAAGAGTGGTTAAGTTCAAAGATATTATACTTCCATATGTTAAGTTTAATGTACCTGAATTTAAGTTACTTCATGAAAGGTTTAAGGCTGCTGAGATAATGACTGACAATCTTAGGGGTGGGCTTAAGTATAAAATGGAGTACAAAGATGTAGTCACTCACTTTGGTTTAGGTGGTGTGCATGGTGCTAGAAGAAGTGGAATATTTGAGAGTGATGATGAGTATGTTATTATGTCTTCAGATGTTACAAGCTTCTATCCTAACTTAGCCATCAAGAATAGATTTTCTCCAGGTCATTTTCCAGAGGATGAATTCTGTGATCAGTATGAGTGGTTCTTCAAAGAAAGAAAGAAGATACCTAAGAGTAATCCTATGAACTATGTCTATAAGATTATTCTTAACTCAACCTTCGGGCTTAGTAATGATAAGAATAGTTTTTTCTATGACCCTGAGCTGTGTATGAAAATCACAATTAATGGTCAGCTTACTCTAATGATGCTCTATGAAATGATAATGGAACGTATACCAAATTCTACTGCGCTTATGCAGAATACAGATGGTATAGAGACTATTATCCCTCGTAAGTATATTGATGAGTACATGGATATCTGCAAAGAGTGGGAAGAGATTACTAATCTTAACCTTGAACATGATCAATATGAGAAGCTTATAATAGGTGATGTAAATAATTATATCGGTGTCCTTGGATATAAAGAAACTGATATGACTACATGGCGGGATATTAAGAAGAAAAACCCACACTATCTATTTAAGATAAAGGATGGTAAGTTCTTGCATGCACCTGCTAAGATGAAAGGTAGATTTGACTTTCATAATTTACAGCTCCATAAGAATAAGTCTAAGCTTATTATTAAGAAGGCTATATATCATTACTTTGTGCATAATATATTACCCAGAGACTTCCTTAAGAACAATAGAAATATTTTAGACTATTGTATAGGTGGTAAGTCTAAGGGTGATTGGATGCAGATGGCTCGGTCTTTGGAGAAGGGTCTTTATAAAGAAGACAAACTGCAGAAGATCAATAGATATTATATCTCTAAGAGTGGCATCAAGATAGTCAAGGTTAATCAAAAGGATAATCGTGAGGTTCAGCTTGAAGCCGGTAGGTGGATGCAAACCATCTTTAATAAGATTGATATCAAACCCAGGTGGGAGCAGTATGATGTTGATGAAGCTTACTATATTAATGCTATAGAGCAAGAGATAAATAATATTCTTGCTAAGCCAATCAATCAATTAAAATTATTTTAATGGTTAAGGTCCAGGAAACTAAAACATTAGTTACCAAGGACAATAACAATAGTGCTAACTGCATCGCTCCAAATGTAATCTATGGTTGCTTTGG